GTCCTGACTCGTGAAGAGCTGGATGGCGTCCGGGAGGCAACGTGGGCCCGTCTCTCCTCCCCCGCGGGCTCGCCTGCGGGGAGGGAGGACTGGGAGGCCTTCCTCTCCTGGGTCCGGGAGAGGGCCCCCCGCCAGTGGCACTGGAACCTGGCGGTCTCCGGCAAGGCGTGCCTGGAGATGTCCAGGGGGGGCGGAGGCCAGAGGGCCTGGCTGGTAGGTGCACTCCGGGAGGCGATTCCGGAGTCCTCCTACAAGGAGCGGTGCGATATGCGCCGCTCCATCCTCCTCCGGGAGGCAGGTGACATGGCGGAGGTCGCCCGCCCCCCGCCGGTGCCGGCCAACCCCTGCCACCTCCGGGCCTTGGACGGGCCCGAGAGGTGGCGCGGCGGCCGGGAGAACCCCCCCATCTCCGATCTGGACATGATGAGGAGTATCCAGATGGAGGCGGAGAGCCTCCCCGCCGCCCGCCGAATGGCCGAGGCCGTCTATTGGACGTGCATCGGCTTCCTCGGCCCCCAGCTGGACCACGCCGCGTGCTGTCCATTCTGGGAGGAGGGGTCTTGCAGCTCCCCCCTGCACCCCCCCACCGCCCTCCTCCCGATCCCGGAGGACGGGTGGAAGACCCGGGTCGCCACCCTCCACGAGGCGGCCCTCATCTACGTCGCCCGGGCCTGGTCAGCCCCGGGGTTCGACGTCCTGAGGGCTATGCCCTCGGAGAGGAACTCGGTGACGGGGGAACCCACCGAGAAGCTGGCGGAGGTTCTGAACGCGGCCGGAACCACCGCCCGGGGCCAGGAGGCTGTCTCCCTGGATCTCTCCGCGGCCACCGACACGTTCTTTTGTCGGGCGGCCCGGGATATCCTGGAGGCATTGACCTCCCCGAAGGCCCGCCGGAAGGGATGGCCCCCTCGCCAGCCGGACGCCTCCGTGGTCTTCTGCCCACTGGAGGACAGGGATGCGGTGATTCGCCTCCTGTCCGGCCCCCTCCGGCCTGTGAGGCGTCCCGCTCCCCAGGACGGCCTCGTTCGACCCCCTCAGGTGCGGTCGGACAACCCCCGCCCCACCGGCGCCTCGGACCTAACGGCCTGGGCAGCCGATGCCCTTCCCGGGATGACGTTCCGTCACCCTGGCTCAAGGGTTGGGGTTGGGGCGATCGGCGGGGCCGGGTCCGCCCCCTCCATGAAGGAGCGGGGCGTGTTCGACCCGGTCCTCTCGACCGGGGACGGCGGCCGCCTCCGTCGTCTCTGGGAGGACCTCCTCCCCCTCCCCCCCTCCGAGCAGAGGCCCAACGGCCTCAGCATCTTCCCGGAGGAGGAGTTCGGGACCCAGGGGTACCGCGCCACTATGGTGTGGGACCGGTGGGTCTACGGAGGAGCCGTCCCCCACGCGGAGTGGGGGAACGTGGTCGGGGCCTATGTCCCCCTCGACCGCAACAACACCTCCCGGGGGGTGTCGATGGCGCTGGGTTGCCACTGGCCCAGCATGTCCCTCGTGGGGGCCTACGCCTCCCGGGGGTGCCATCACCTCGGGTGCGGGGACGACGGCCTGGACGTCGGTCCCCCAGCGGCGCACCAGGAGGCCTCCACCTTCCGGGAGCTGGCGGGGTTCTCCCGTCACCCCGGTAAGGAGGTCCACTCCTACTTCGGGGCCCTCATCAAGGAGGTCCCGCTGGAGCGAGTGGGCCACACGTGGAGGGTCCTCACCCCCCTGAAGGTGCGCGTCCTGGCGGGGGCGGGCCTTCCCGACGTGGACGCTCCCCGGTTCGTGTCGGACTTCTGGTCCCTGTACGAGGAGGCTGTCCGGATGGGCGTCTCCCCGGAGCTCCAGAAGCGGGGGGAGAACTTCCTCCTGCGCCGCTACCTCCGACCCCTGACCCGAGTGGCGCGCTTCGGCGCGTCCGTCCCGGTCTTGGGCTCCCGGAGGATGGACAGGGCGTGGAGGATGCGGGTCCAGACCCCCTTCGGGTCGAGGGACCCCCTCCTCGTCCCTCCCGGGGAGGGCGGGTCGAGCGCCACCGCGCGCCTGATCGCCGAGATGGAGGAGCACTCGGCGGATTGGGAGGTGGCTCCTCTCCTCCAGACCCTCCCCGTCACCCGGGAGACGGTCGCGGCAGAGCTGGCCTACGAGCAGTTCTCCGCCCTCGACCTCCCTCCCGGCCAGGCCGGCGGCGCCGAGACCGTGGCCGCCCTCATTGCCCGCCTCTCCGCGAGGATGGCGCCCCCCCCCTCCGACAACCCCTACCAGAACGCGGGGTTCAACGAGAGGGTCCGTCCCCGAACGGTCTCCGAGTTCCCCGGAGCCGACTTCCTGGTCACCCAGGCGTCAGCCCCTGCGACCGGAGGCCGGGGGAAGTTTGCGAATTGGTACACCTAGGTGGACCGTTCGAGGGAGTCCGGGTGGAGAGACCGCCGGGCGAGGCCTTCGGGCCGTGGGGCCCCCCGACCCTGGGACGGGGGGGGACGAGGACGATAGGGACCGATCCTCGGAGAGTCCGCGCGCTGGGGCGTGCGGAGGGCCAGTGTGATGGCCTAAGGGGTGCTAACTGGGCACGTGAATCCTCAGGACATAACGGCAGGGAAATCCGCCTGCCTCCCCCCCAGGGGCCGCCAC